AAGCAGACCTCGAATACATTAGATGACAGAGCTGTAGATATGCTAGAGCAAAGATTATTTCCTAAGTTGAATTAGACAATAAAAAACCCCTAATGGGGTTGTAAGTCGGGAGATAGATCAAGTCCAACACTTGCCCTGTCTTTCCTAGTAACCATGTATGAAATCTAGGTATTTTATAACTTTTAAGTTAAGTATCCGACAAACCTAACTATCAGGCTTCCCGACTAAATTGTCTTTTAAATCATTTCTAGTTTTATAGTTGGTGAATCATCTACAAATCTAGTTTTGTAATTATCTGGATGCTCGCACCATAAAGTTTCATATTTTTCTATTTCAGAAAGCCATAAAGAAGATGGCATATTTTTGCTATTACCATTAAGGTAATTTAGTTTTGCAATAATTTCTTGTATAGTCATTTGTTTACCTCTTTACAAGCTAGTTCTATACCTGCATTACAATCTGTAACTGTCATGTCATATAAAGTAGAATTAAGAGCTGTATAAAACAACCCTGACGCAGCTAACATCATTAGAAAGTTTTGCATTATGCTACCTCCAAGTCAGATAATTTATATTCTTTAGTAATTAATTTGTATTCAACTATGCGTGCAACTAAAGCATAATTATTTAGTGGTTGATAAGATACAACATGACCTAAAAAATTAGATGTTGCTTTTGACCTTACATTAGAACCGCATTTAACTGTTTTAGACATTTGGAAAACCTCTCGGTTGTTTGGTACATTCTTAGTATATACAAGGGGTATACCCCTGTCAAGAAATTAGTTTTGTATTAGTCATATGCGTTTCTTTTTTTTAATACTTCAACATCTGCAAAACACTTAGGACAAGATAAATTAGTCATAATAGAATATTCTGTATAAGTTGGCATAGATTCATCTATATCAATATCACCTCTAACTATTAGTTCTGTCTTACACCAATAACAATTCATTTTATTAATCTTGCATATTGTTCAATAGTCAAAACAACACGCCAGTTATCACCTTCTGCACAACCTGGTCTTTTATTAAACCTAACCATAGTTATAGCGTGTTTAGCATTTGCGTTTAATCTTTGTTGTTCTGCTTCTCTAGGTTTTCTTAGTACTGCTTCACTTTTATCTTTCATATCACATACCTGTACAACAGTATCAGGTATACCAACTAAATCTCCTTTATCTTTTTCTTGACCTGCACCAAATCTGCGCTCTACTGTATATCCTAGTGCTGCTGTTAAATATATACAGGCTTCTCTTTCAGCCCTATCACCTTTATTTTTTTGAGAGTTCATTTTTCTAAATCTGTTATTTTCTTTTTTAACTTGTCATATTCAACTATATATTCTTTTGTACTGAATGTTTTTCTATTGCTGTACATATATTTATCAGACAATGCACCTAACTGTTTATATAAATCTTCTATCATTGACAATTTTTTTTCTGTAAATTCTTGTGTTAGAGCATCTTTTTCTTTTGGTTGTTTAGTCCAATCTGTTATTAACATAAGTAATTCTTTTATACGTTTGAATGCTTGTTCTACACGCTCTGTTGTTTTCATCTTATAGACCATGTAAAACCTGTTTCTAATTTAGTAGCTATACCTTCTTCTCTTTCTTGTTGTTCTTTATCTTCTATTGCGTCAATCATATCTTTTCTAAATTTAGTTGTACTATCACTATATTCCCACTTTTCTGGTTTACGTCTACGTGTTGCTTTTACACCTTCAATACTAAAGTTACTCATAATAATACTATCCATATAATATTTTTCTAATACCATTTTCTTTTCTGTTATTTGCATATCTATCTCTTTTTTCTGTATTTGCAAAGTTTTTAACTGTCTTAATAACTGTTCAGGTTGTATGTTCATAATTAGATAGTAAATTCTGTATATTC